GTACGCGTATACCTTTGCCACCGCGAGCGGTGAATCGCTCCCGGGCCCGCTCGCGGCGATCGCCGTCGGCCCGATCGCCGTGCCGAGCGCGCCGACCGTCGGGGCGCCCACGGTTGGCAGCGGCCCGGATCCCGGCTCGCACAGCTATGCGCTGACGTGCGTGACCGCCAGCGGGGAGACGACGCCGGGGCCAACAGCCGCCGCCACGACGGGGCTGACGGCCGCACCGGCTATCGCACCGGCCGCGAGGCCACAGGCGGGATCGCCGCTCTATCTCGATCTTGGGCATCACGATTACGTCGTGACGTTCATGACGGCCATCGGTGAGACGACGCCCAGTCCTAGCGGCGGCACCGATACCTTTCAGATTGCGAATCCGACCACGGCGCCGACCGTCGTGCCGGTGAATACGGGGAACTACTGGCCCGGCGCGGTGACCACGTTTTTATTCGCCGCCGCGTTTCAGAACTTCACCAATGGGATACGCGCCGCGGGTACGGCTCTGGGGCCGGCCACGAGTATCACGATGCACCCCGGCGACGTGTGGACGCAACAGGCCACGATTGCCATTCCTTTCGATGCGCACATCAACCACGTAGAGATCTTCCACAGCAGCGATAGCGGCGCGTCGTGGTTTTCCTTTGGTCAGGCGTTTGTGTCTCCCGGCGGATCGTATACATGCCAGGGATTCATCGGGACCGGCACGGGCAGCGTGGCACCGATTAATCAGTCCGCTACGGTCGTCTCGCTTGAGGCGATCCCGATCGGGGATGCGAACGTCACCGGCCGGCATCTGTACCGGCGATTCAACGGGGCCGGCCCCTTTCTGTCGCTCGATGCGATTCTGAACAACACGGCGACGACCTATACCGACACGGCGCCCAATGCGCGCCTCGGGACCGCAGCCCCGACCGTGAATACGGCCTATCTCCAACAGTTCCCGCTGACGCTGCCGATCGGCGCGGCGCTCGTCACGGGGCGCAAGATTTATCGCACGGCGGCGGGTGGCGCCACGCTCAAACTCGCCGCCACCATCGCGGATAACGTCACCACGAGCTGGACCGACACGGTGCCGGATGCGTCCCTCGGGACCACCGCGCCCGTCAGCAACACCGCGACGGCGAATCAAGTCGCGCTCAGCGGCATCGCGGTCGGCGCCGCCTCGGTCACCGCCCGCAAGATCTATCGCACGGCGGTCAATGGATCGCAGCTCAAGCTGCTCGTGACCATCGGGAACAACACGACCCTCACGTATCTGGACACAGCGGGTGATGGTGTCCTCGGCGCGACCGCGCCGACCGGCGACACCTCGGGTCTGACGCAACCGCAGGGGCAAGTCAACGCGGGCTCGGCGACGCTCCCCACAGCCAGCGCGGGGCCGTTCCGCGCGAGCGGCTGGGTCATCCTCGGGTCGCAGCTCGTGCGCTATACGGGCATCTCAGGCAACTCCCTCACGGGCATTCCGGCCACGGGCCTCGGCGCGTTGATCACGACGGTGAGGTATGGCGATCACGTCCTGGCGGCGCCGGTGCTGACCGGCGTGACCGTCCTCGGCGGCGGCGCCCTGACGGCCCCCGAGGGCACGGTGGTCTATTTGTGGGTGCAGCGCGATGATCTCGCGGCGCAGGCCGCGATGGCCGCGCGCGACGGCGGCGATGGGATTTACGAATACCTCGTGCAGGATGAACGGCGCGGCGAGCCGTCGATTACCGCGCTCTGTGATGCGCACCTGATCGCCTACAAAGAGCCGATCGCGACGGTGACCTATGCGAGCCGTGATCTCAAGACCAGGAGCGGGAAACCGATCGCGGTCGATCTGGTATCGCCGCCGATTCACGGTCAGTTGGTCATTCAAGACGTCACGATCGATGAGATTGATCTGACGCCGGGACTGGCGCCGCGGTTTACCGTTACCGCCAGCAGCGTCCGCTTGTCCTTCGATGATTTGTTGCGGCAACTGGCCGGCACCTTGGAGGACTGAATGGCGCCTCTCGACCGAACGGCCTTTAACGCGCTCGTCGATGACGATGGGTCCAATCTCGTCGGCAGTCCGTGGAACAAGAACGCGATTAAGACCGTCGTGCTCGACCCCGTTGATATCGCCATCTTGCCGCCGAGTTGGATCGATCTGCCTTACAACGCCGCCAACTTCACCGCGGCGCCGGGGATGACGTGGACCGTCGCGGCGGGCAATGTCTTCGTGTATGCGTACATGCTCGAAGGGAAAAAGCTGACGCTCACCGCTCTCATCACCAATACCACGATAGGCGGCACGGCGGCGGCGGATCTGCGAGTGGCCCTGCCCCCCGGTCTGACCGTGGCCGTCTATGGCATCAATACGGCCTGGACGACGCAAGGCTCTGCCGTCGTGTATCCCGTGGTGGGCCAGCCGTACGTGTCCATCTATAAAACCGATCTGTCGCCGTGGGCACTCGGCGCCCTTGGACAACTGGGGTTCACGGCTATTCTTCGAGTGGCGTAACAAAGGGAGGCACCACCGCATGGCAACACCGATTCCCCCGACCCCTGAACAACCGATCGCGGAACCCGATCCGCCCGGCACCACGGCGCCCGAGCGGCCGGATCGTCCTGGCCGGCAGGAGCGGCCGGATCACAGTCTGCCGAAGCCGGAGCGGCCGGAGCGGCCGGAACCGAAGAAAGGCTGAGGAACGGTCAGAACGGCCGTAGGAACGACACACGCCGGCCGGCGGGGCTAACCCTCGACCGGCCGGCGTGCCGACTACCGGAGGCTGGCGAGGGCCTTCAGTTGCTGCTCCTCGCAGTAGTTCGCCATCCTGAAGTCATTGGGCCACTCCTTCGCGCACCTCGCGCGGATCGTCGCGCCGGCCCCCTGCTGCATACTCCCGCGCGTTGTGAGCTGGCCCAACGCTTCGACCTGCTGCTTCTGGCAGTACGCCTGCATCCGGAAGTCGGTCGGCCACTCCTTCGCGCATTTCTGCGTGATGGTCACCGGCGGGTTCGCCGGGGTGACCAGCTGGGGTGCGATCGGCGTCGCATTCACCTGTGCCTGTCGGATTCGCTCGAGGCCGGCATCGCGGATGGCGTGCGCCTCTTCGGTGATGCGCGTGAGCGCCGCGGCTGGGCTCTCTGGTGACAGACAGCGATTCTCGGCGTGGCTCCAGACGGTGCACGCTGCGAGCTCCGTAGCGGTGGGTGCCGCTTGCAGGCACCGGTTTTCCGCCTGACTCCAGACGGCGCAGCCGGCGTGAGCCTGGGCTTGGGCAGCGTGCGCCTGCGCTACGAGCCCGGCGGTCAACAGCACCACGACGAGGAGGCTCCGGATCAGAACGATGCGTCTGTGGCTCATGGGTTCGCGAGGGAGCAAGCGACATGCCGCGCAAAACGCCCAATGATTCTGCATGCGACTGTCGGTGGTCCGACGGCGGACATCTGACACATGCCGGAGGAACGACGATGATCGAGGGGTATTCGAAGGGATGGTGGTCACCGGGACCGTGACCGCTACGCCTCGCGGTCTTGCACGCAGGCGGGTTCCCGCCGATACAATCATCGGTAATCCATGCCGAACGGGCACATCTATCTGGCCGTCCTGTTTTTCAAAGAACGGTCGGGCCATTGGATCGCGCAGGGGCTCGAGCGAGACATTGCCGCACAGGGACCAGACTTGGAAATGGCGAAGCTCGCGTTCGAGCGCACCGTGATGGGGTACCTCAAGCTGGACGCCCAGCATCACCGCGCCCCGCTCGCGTCGCTGAGGCCCGCGCCGCGGCCGTTCTGGGACGCCTGGGAACGAGTCAGCCAGAAACAGACGGCGGCGATCCCTCCGGTCGATCCGTCGCTGCCGCCGGCGTACACGATCCAAGCCATCACTCACGAAACCCCGGCGTTGATGTAGCGCGTCGCCATCCGTGCAGGAACTTCCTCTCTGGCGGCTCACCTTTCCAGAGTTCCGCCGCGTCCTGGAAAACTGTGGCTGTCAGTGCACCCGGTTGGCGGAATACGAGGCGATGGCCGATGTCGACGGTGCGGCCACGCCGGCCTTGTATTCGTTTGTCCGTGGCGACGGCGAGGACATGAAGTGGGCCGTCCTCCACGTCTGGGACGATTCATGGCCCATCTCCCCGAACGAAGTCCGGTCGGTCTGCGCAGCCCTCGACATCGACGTGAGCATCTTCGACACGCCCAATTAACCACAGTCGCTTCCGGGCTCGCGATGGGCTCGGGTCGGCGTTCGCTTACAGGCCGCGTTCTCTCCGCAGTCGCTGCTTCTCCGCTTTCTCCGCCTCGGCGTCGTTGCAGAACTTGGGGGCGACGGCGTAGCTACCGGTCCACGTGTACTTCATGCAGTCGTGATCGCCCCAATAGTAGAAGGTCTGAAACTTACTCGCGACGAGGCCGATCAGCAGAAGCGCGACGAGCACGGCGAGTATCCGTTCAACCAAGGTGCGCGGTATCAGTCGGTCGAACGGTGCAGCCATCGCGGTCCTTCTTTTCGCTGGCCGTGTTGTAACGTCGCGCGAGGGCCGCGCGGGGCAACGGGGCGTGTCGTGCGGCCTAATACGCGAGGGTGAAAAATCCCCCCTGTGCGGCCGCTCCGTTGTAGTGAAAGATGCATCGGCTCAGAATGTCGCGACCAATGAGCGCGTGAATCGATTGCGCGGCGAGCAACTCGGCGGCGACCACCGGAATCGTCCCGAACACGAGCGGCGGTTGGCCGGGGCCACTTGGGGGAATAATCAGCGCCACGTCATACTGATTGGCCGAATGCGGTGTGGACCCCGTTGATGGCGTGTTGACGGCGACGTTGCCGGTGGCCGGGATCCCGAGTCTCTGCACGACGCTCGGGTCGAGGCACGTGCAGCTCGCCCCCGTATCGATGAGGGCTCGGATGGGAATCAGAGGAGGAATCGGTTGCTGCGCGGTCACCAGTGCTGCGCGCCGCGCGTCGCTCACCCCGATATGGGCATTCACGATCGGGCCACCCGGCGTCAGCGGCAGCGTAAAATGCGGCACGAACGCTCAGGCCGAGTGCCGGCTGATGCACGGATCGGCAAATCGAGAAATGAACTGCAGCTGCTCCAGCGTGTTGACCTGCTTGACCAGAAACGGATCAAGACCGAACTTGTCGTAGCCGATCTTAATCGCATCTTCGTACGTCGAAAAAAACCCAACGACCTCACTGCCGTGAATGAGCGCGAACTGTCCCTCGTGCTCTTTGAATTCGAGGAGTTTCGCATTGTAGGTGGCGAGTTCTTGTTCGAGGGCCATCGGTCTCGTTCAGTTGTACCCGCCTCCGCTGCCCAGGCGCAACCACCGCAATATCTGGGGGTGGCTTGAGAGGCGCGTCGCGGGCACCGAGGTTCGTCTGCCGGCCGTGTTGGCACCGCGCACCAGCTCGTGGAGGCCGGGTGAGGATCTTCTCGAGCGTCATCGGTCGTAGGCCGGATCATCGCCGCGCCGAAGCATCTCGAGCACCGCGGGTGCGTCCGCGAAATACGCGCGCACGTGCTCGATGAAGGTGATCGCCGCGCGCTGGTTTTCGCCCACGGTGCCGGGATGTCGGAGGGCCAGCTGCAGCAGCGCGCAAAGCTGAAACGCGGACACCGGCCGGAGCACGAGCTCCAAGGGGTGTTCGTAGCGCAAGAGCT